AAAGATTTGTATCATAAAATAATCATTGATATTTCCACAAAGCAAAACTTCTTTTTCCCCTTGTTGCATTTGTACTACTACTACATTTATATCTTTATCATCTAATGAATACTCACTCTTTATCTTAAAGTCCTCGATTCCAAAACTACTAGCATTTTGTTTTAAATAATTAATAAGTACTAAATTTTTATCTATCATATTTTATACCTCGCTACCACATTATCTAATACAGATTTTCCTTGCGATTTCCAAAATGTTTCAAACCATTGAGCTTTTGACAAAGGATTAGTCCAATTTACAGATTGCGGAAATTCATATACATAACCTGCATAGTTAGTAAAGTTTCCAATAGAATAATCTCCATTAGATCCTCTTACTCCATTACTAAACATTGTCATTTCCATTTTACCTTTTTTATATGGAGTAATCTTTGCTGAACCTACTCTGTCCAAAGTTTGTCTTGCAACTGCATAAGTAATTTTGTCTGGCATATTCTTTAATTCTTGAATAGTCTTATTATTAATTTTAACGACAACACTACTCATTTCACTGCTACCTCTATGCTTTCAATTTTATTAAATACCCAGTTGTCAATTACCTTTAAAACAGAATATTGTCTATTGTTAAATGTAATCATATCTCCTTCTCGTATATCGCTGTTATGTCGAATGATAAAATATCCTGTTGCTTCTGGGACAGTATATATACCATATCGAATTGCTTGGTCGACATTGTAAGGAATTACATCTAAGCTTATTGGATTTTCAACATCTTCATCATCATACACGTAATCTGTATTACGATTTTTTCTTATTAATTGAGCCTTTTTAGGATTAAATAAGTACATTATTCTCCTCCAAATTCTATGCCTAAAGACATATTATAATTGATTGGATTTCCTCTATACATATATCCTGCATTCGCTAACATTGTTAAAGCTAATGTAGAATATTCTGTAATAAGTTCTGAATCCATAGCTCCTGCTCTTAATTTATGTGTGTCTAAGTGTGGTATTTCATACATAATTAAAAATCTAGCTTGTTCCATTGCAGCATTTTTTATTGCCTTTGGAACCGTTTCATCTGTCCAATTATAATTTCTAAAGCAAGGAGATACCTGTGCAAATATCATTTCTGAAGCTTCAATTATTGTTACCTCATCTATGCTTTCTATACTATTAGAATATTTTTCTAAAAATTCTTGTTTTGTAAATAGTTCCATTGTATCTCCTTTCTATGATTAAGCAGTTAATTTAATCATTGCTTCTGGTCTTACTACTGAAGCTCCGAATAGTACATTTCCTTCTACTACATAGTATCCTGGGAATCCTGGATAATTTCCATTGTAAGCTACCATGTCTGAGAAGAATGTATCTCCTACTACGGCTACTGGAGAACCAAAGTATCCTTTTTCGCTATTTGTTAATACATTTGTATTGATTGCAAATATATCAATTCCATAAGCATTAGCTACTTCTCCTCTATCTACTCCTTCTACTCCTGCTAATGTTTCGAATTTTAAGATAGATGTTAAAGCTGATACTAATTTTCCATATTCGATTGCTTCTAGTCCTAATCTATATGTATCATATACATTTTCATTGAATAGAGTTGCTTTTAAGCTGTTAAGTAAATCAATGTAAGCCTCTTTTGTTGCTGGAGCCCATTGTACTGTTGTTCCTGTTTGTTTTGCTGTATTTGTTCCTGTTCTGTCTCCTGTTATAGTATCTGCTAACTTGTCAAATCCATATGTATCAATTTTTGTTGCGATTGTTGCATCGTTTAATCTTATTTGCTCATCAATAGCTCCTGCTATATTTGAACCTACAACTAATACTGGAATACGGAATGAATAATCCATTGCTAGTTCTGTTAAGTCAACTATTACGTTATCGTATGTTGCTAATCCTGGAGTAACGGCTGTTGCCATTTCTGGATTTTGTCTTTGATTAACAGTTGTTGCTTTTTGTTTGATTATCTCAATTCTTGGTGCTCCTGTTTGTCTAACTTCTCCTATATAAAATTCGTTTAAGAAATTATAGAATGTACTTCTATAAAGTAAGTTTGCGTATGTTCTTTTCATTACGCTTTGTAAATCTAAATTAATTTGTGTAAAATTTGCCATTTTTAAATCCTCCTATTTTTTAATTAAATCTTGAATTGATGTGTTTCTTGTTATTACTACATCATTCTTTTTCGTTTGATTTCCGCTTCCAAAATTCTTTTCATCAGGTGCTTTTGTATTAGAGTTATCAAAGAAACTTTTACCGTATCTATCCTTAATTTTTTGGATTGCTTCGGTGTCATCTTGCACATCTGCATAGAGACTTGTCCTTAATTTTGATACTTCTTCTACGTCTGCAGAATTGAATCCATTTTCTAAAGCTATTCCTCTTAAATGTTCTGCACTTAATTGTTTACTTTGTTCTGTATAACGTGCATTTAAATCATTGTAGCTATTTTCTAAAACAGTATATTTTGATTCAGCTAAGTTAGCTTTTTCTTCTAAACTTTTGCGTAAATCTTTTAATTCTGTTTCATAACTAGCTTTTGCATTAGCTTTAGCCTCACTTTCTTCAATGTACCCTTTGCGTAAGTCTTTTGTTAGCTTTTCAATATCTACATCATCATTTGATAATGTGATATCTTTGTTTGTTAGATATTTTGAAATATCCATTTTATACCTCCCTTTTATAGAGATATTACAAGTTCTAAGTTGTGCCTTTTTAACGGTGTGCCACTTAACTAACCGTAGAAGCCTAATATTTATAAAAACGTTTTCGTATGGTTTCCATCTGTCCTTTTATTCCTCTGAGCTCTGCATACATACGAGTAAGTTCTTTTCTTCTTTTATCTGCCATTTCTTCATTGCCTATATCTTGGAATGCTATCTTTTCAGTTCTTCGTTTATTGATTTGTCTTTGTAATGACTTTGCTTTTTGGTCTAGTCTATAATCCGCTTCTGTTGTTCTATGTTGTCTTGTTAATTGGCTTTTATCCCAGTAAATACTCAATGTACATTTACAATTAGGATGTAATATTTCTTTTGCTCCATCTTCTACTGCTATTCCTACTATGTCTTCCAGTTCTTGTCTTGTATAAATCTTGCCTTGGTGTTCTAAACAATGAGGACAAGCGAACGGATGTGTATTTATTATGAACTTATCATTTTCTAGTAGAATGCTATCTTTGTACGATTGATTCCAAGCTGTTCTTGTTAAGTTTACGTTATAAAGCATTGAATTGTATGTTGCTAAATTTTGCATACTCCATACAAAGCCATTATGAAAGTACGGTATATATTGTTCTACTCTTCGTGTATAAGTTCTTATCTTTGTTGTTAAAAATTGTGTTTTGTCTTTTTGTGTTTTAATATCTGCTAAATCTTCAATGTATTTATTTAAAACTCTTTGTGCATAATCTAATTCACTTCGTTTAAAGTCTTCTATGGGATTTATTTCTAATAAGTTAGGAATAATATCTCTTATTGCTTCAAGTGTTTTGATTTTGTCTTTTTTCTTTATTAGTTGTTTTATTTCCTCAATAGCTTTAATCATATAAGTATGATCTATTGTGTATTCTTCTGTTAGGTAGTCAAGCATTTCTTGAGGACTTTTTTCTTCTAATAAATTTCTAAAGTAAGTTAGCTCTGTTTTATTTAATTTCTTATCGTACTTTTGAACTGTTAATAATACTTCTTTATCAATTCGATTTTTAACACTCATTAAATTTCTCCATATTCAATCTTTAAGCTTTCAGTTTCTTTTGCGTTTTCTTCTTTTAGTTTTTGAGCTAACTCATTCGCTCCCTCTGTGTCTTGTAACATTCTTTGAATTATAGGTGCTATTATTTGAGCTTTCTGTTCGTAAGGTACTTGTGCAACTCCTTGTATTTGTCTTAATACCTTTATTTTCTTCATATCATCAAATCTTTCATTTGAGCCATAATCCCAAGCTAAGCTATTTTCTGTTAAAGGTATTATATTCTCATCGATATCTTGTGTTTGTTGCATTCTTACTATGTTTATAAGTAAATTGTTTATTTGTGGTTCTATTTGTGTCTTAATAGCTTCTATTGTCATTTCACTAGCATTAGCACTTAATACTACATTAGCTTCATTCATATAACTATCTTTTTCATAACCGAATGTTGCTGGGCTTAATCCTGCCATTTGTATTATTTGATAATCATAAAACTTAAATGATTCTATGTATTCTTTTACTCTTACGTTTCCTTGTAAGAACTCAAATATTTGATGGTCTCTATCTCCTGGCATAAGTGTAAAGTAGTCTTGTAATTTTCCTACTGAGACTTGATTTACATTAAAGTAAGTATTAGGTTGCCATTGTGTTATTATGTTTCCTGATTGATAATGTTGAGATGTTGCTATTCTTGTTCTCGTCTTTTCTATTTCATCAGCTATTACATTTAATACATTCATTTCTTCTATGATTAGCTTTTTGCTATCTTTAAAGAAGTCCTGTCCACTATCTATGTTTACTATCACTTCATAAGGTAGTATGTATTTGTCTAAATACTCTGTTCCCATTCTGCGATTATATTCGGCGATGGTTATTGGTATTTGTTTATTGTAGTGGTCTATCTTGTAAGCTTTTAACTCTATATAAGACTTGCCATCTTCTAACTTGATATGTCTATGTAACTCTAAATCATCATCGCACTCTACTAATGTACAACTATAAACTTTATCGAACTTTTGTACTAAATCAAATATGTTATTAGGTTTAATGCATTCTAGATAAACCTTGCCATCAAATTTATGTAAGTATAGAAAAGCTTCTTTACAATAAATACTATTTTCAAGAGCTTCTTTAAGCGAAGGCATAAGCCAATTTATATTGTAGTTTTCAGCTTGTAAAACTATATCGCTTCCAAATATCTGATTCACTATATAATTAGCTATCTTTTTTGGAGATGGTGCTAACTTGTATTTTCTTATTTTTTTTATTTTTGGTTTTTTGCCATTTATTAAAGCATTTTCTGTAACTTCTACATCTACTTTTATAAATGGTGCATCTAATGGACTAAATTCTTTTAAATTACTCACTTATTTCTGCCCCCTCATATACAATACAATTTAAATCTAGGCTTTTATCAGAGCTATGTAAAACTCTTTGAGGTCTTAATATTAGTGTAATAATGTTTGCTCCAAAGTATCTTTTTTTACCGAATATCGTTACTTTATAATCTTGTTTCCAATCTGCTCCTTTTTTTATTCTTACACTCTTTACTTTGGTAGAGTTGTAATAAAGATGTACTCTCATATTTCCTCCTATACGCAAAAAAACACAAATAGCTTTTATACTATTTGTGCTTATTGAACTTGTAATATTTCTTATTTACACTTTTTTATATGATTTTATAAATTTAATATTGGTTTTATATAACTCATACACCTCTATAGTTTTACACGTCTTACAAGGTATCTCTATTATTAAAGGTGTTTGTTGTGATATTCCTATTCTTTCTAAGTCTTTCAAGTAATCTTCTATGTTTACATTCATTAAGAATCTTTTACTTGCATGACATCTTACTTCCATTCTTACTCCTATTCTTCAGCTAATAGGATTATATTACAGGACATTTGCCTATATCTTGCCAGTAGTCAATTATGTAACGTGAAGCATCTACTGAGTGATCTAGTTCTTTCTTATAACAATTTTGTCCTGTGCTTAAACTCTTTATATTATCGTATTGATAACTTTCAAATTCGTTTAAACTTTCATCACGTATATTATATACCAAACTTCCGTTTTTGTCAATGGATTTTATGGACTTATGTTTGTAAATATATAATACTTCTTTGTAGAATAGCGATTGTAATTGTTGCACTCCTTTGTCAACACTTCCAGGTCCTTTTTTAGCTTCTTCATATTGAATGTTGGCATTGTATAAAGCATTGCAAAAATGTGTTGCTTCACTATCTACTATATTAGCTGTTATTGGTATTCCTTTATATTTTTTTCTTAATTGCTCTATGAATAATTTTTCTTGTTCTACATAATAAGCAGTTGTTGGTTTTTCTCCTTCTTCTGCTGGATCATGATAATAACATTCTAGTCTTATTAATTTCCATCTGTTTTCTTTAAAGTCAAATCCTAATGCTATTGGAACGAATGTAGTTGGATTTACACTACCATAGTCAACTCCTATTCCTATTTCTTTTATCTGTATGCCATCTAAGTAATCTATTACATTTATCTTATTAAATACTTTGCCTTCTGCTACTACCCATTTGTTGTAAATCTTTTGTTGTCTTAATGCTCCTTTAGGAAATGTTTTTATAGCTTCATCTATTTTTTGTTCTGTATCTAGCATAGGATTATCAAAAGGATAAAATGTGTATCTTATTTTGTCTCCTTTATCAATGTATTTCATTTTATAAGGATGACGTTCGTTCCCTTCCACGTTAAAACTATGTATTGTCTTCTTAAATGGATGTCCACTAAAACTAACCTGTCTTCCTGGTAATTCATCAAAGCTTTCTTGTAAACTTAAATTGCCATAAATCCTTGCTGCTTCATCTACCCATATAAATATTAGAGGTCTTCCTAAAATTCTGTTAAAAGCTATTTTCGTGTTAAATCCAAAGAAGTAAAACTTAACATTCCACATTTTAAAATACTTATCATTCTGTCCAAATACTAATTCATAGTCTTTTCCTTGTTTATACCCAAAAGCATCTAAATGTATTTTAAGTGGTTCTACTATGTTTCCTTTGAGTGTTTGTAAATCCCATCCAATTATAGCTCCATAAAACTCTCTTGTATTATC